GTTAAAGGAGCTTTTCTAATATTGTATATTTCTGCTCTACCTACTCTCTGCATTTCTTTATATGTTGCAGTGTTTGGTTCATAAGTAATTGAACCTAGTCTATATAACTCAGAAGGAGTTGTAAAAGGATTTGTACCACCAATAGTTTTTTCGGCTACTGTTTGGTCGTTTTCAGTTTTAAATTCTGCAATTTTCTCATCTGTAATAGCAACTCTATCTGAATATTCCATATCAGACTGAGGTACACGTAGCTGTTGGTTTAAGTCTTCAAAGTAAGCTTCAAATATCTGTCTTTGAACTTGACTACCTATTCTATTAAATTCGTCTGGCGTCATATATCCACGCTGTTCACTATTTAATATAAGTAATACTGTCTTGTATACTGTATCTACGTTTATTGCCATTTTAATATTTTAAAAAGAGAGGTTACTTGTGTAACCCCTCATAATTATAGTCACTTGTTATTTTAACTTTTTCTGTACGGTTTTGTAAACCTCTACACCTTCATCAGTTTTAAACCACGCAGCTAACGCTGAATATGGGTTTTCATCAAAAGGAATATTCATAAGTTTTCTACCATTACTAGCCCAAGTAAATGTTCTTTGATCTTGAGATAACTTCATTATTCCAGCTTCAACAGCTCTAATACCAAAGTTCCTTAATTCTACATTTTCATCATTTGCTAATTCTAAGAACAAATAAGGATTACCTCTAGCAAATAGTAGTAAATCTCTTTTAAGTTCTTTAGAAGTCATTCCTGACACACTAGAACCAAACTCAACTCTTAATATAGCTTCAGCTTGATCAACATCCATTGTGCTAGCAGCATTCATAGCTTCCATTTCAACTTCTAAATAATCTAGTTCATCTACAGCTTCTTGAACATCGTCTTTTTCAGCATAAAGTTTACCTTTATTTGGGTGGTATAATGATAATAACTTTTGTAAAGATTGCTGAGCTTTAGGAACCATTAAAACACCATCTTCAAAAACAATATGTCCTAATGTAACAGGTCCTTTTTGTTCATCAACAAATGGACTTTTCATGTTAGTAGCATACCTTAGCTCTCTATTGTATCCTTTTTCTTCATCAAAATACATTAAAGCTTTTTTCATAGAGTGTCTTGAGTTTATTCTAAATGTCAAAGGAGATCTATCATTTAGTAAGTGATAAAACCTGTCTTTAATTTCCCAATTATCTTTTTTAATTTCTTTTGCTACAGCTTTTGCTGGAGCCTTTTTTTCTTTTGTTTCCATAATATAATATAATATAATAATTAAAAAAGACCCCGCCGAAGCGGGATCTTATTATTGTTTTAAGATACAGCTGTAAATACAGTTGTATTAGCAACTACACCAGAAGCATCAGGACCAGCATTAATACAGCTTAACCAGCTAATATTAAGACTAGCTTCTAAAGCTCTAGCAGCGGCAGCGTCAGCTAATGTGATAGCTCCAGTAACACTACCTCCACCAATGTAAGTAAATACACAAGTGTTAGCAGAGTTAGATGCAACTATTTTCATTATACTTTCAGAAGGTATGTAAACTGGATTTGAATTAGCTCCAGTTACTTTTATATGTTTTGCCATAATTTCTATCTTTTAAATGTTAATAATTATACAGTTGATTTTAATAACACGAAGTTATTAGCACCTTGTACACAAAGACATCTTTCAGATAAGAAATGTACTTGCATTGCATCTAAAGAAGATGTGTAAGCACCACCGACAGAGCCAGTGATCCAAGACTTCATTCTTCTGTCGTCCGCTTCAGAAGCTCTATATCTTACATGTAAGAAAGGTCTTCTAATGTTAGATCCTAAAGACTGATCATAAACAGTTGAAGTCCCAGCGGGAACTAAAACACCATCAATATCACCAATCATACCTCTTGTAGCAAAATCATTTAGATATTTCCAATCAGTTTTGTAAAAGTCATAAGAACCTCTTCTAAATCCTGAAAATCCAAAGTTAAGAGCCATGTCTTCCTCGTTATTGAATAAACCGTAAGAAGCAGCGCCAGTTGAAGCGTAACCACCATTCATAGCAGCAATCATATCATCAAAATCAAGAGCAGTAGCTCTAGATAAGAATAACATGTTTTCTTCAATAGCACCTTGTGTATCTAGTTGTTTTAGGATAGTATCAAAATCACCTAAAGCACCAGAACCAGGAGCAGCAGCGCCAGCGAAATCGTTATAAACGTTTCCTCTAGCTTCAATAGCAGCAAATAAACCTTCAGTTCCATCTACAGGTAAACCAGCAGTACCATTAGCACCTTTTTTCTCAGCTTCAACCATTGACATTTCCATATAGTCTTCAAATCTTAATCTTGTTTCAGATTGAGCTTTTAAATACCATAAGTATCCAGATGTTCCATCTTCAGTAGCAACTTCAACCCAACCAATTTGAGCAGCGTCAGAACCGTTAATTTCAAAATGATCTTTTAAAATAATTGGTTTGTTGCTAAATTGAGTAAAATCAGGCTCTACAGAACCAGTCATTCCTTCAGTTCCTTTTTTAAACTCAGAACCATATACAAAAACTTTAGCAGCCGCTCCTTGAGCAATACCACCAGCAATAATTGTTGCTACTTGGTAAGTTTGAACAGTTACTAAGCAATCATTGTTTCCGTCTCTAGCGCCGGGCTCTAATGTTACTAAAGCTTTAACAGTGTTAATACCGTCAGAAATTACTATAGTTTGGTCTTTTCTGATAACACATTCTTTACCAGCTTCAACTCTAACTTTCATAGTAAGACCACCTGCCTGTACTACGCAGGAGTCATAAGAAATGTGAAGTCTATTTTGCTCAGACCAAATAACTTGATCAGAACTCATAGGCATTTCAGCTCCTACCATTCTCAAGAAACCACCAATAGTTCGGTTTCCGTATCTCTCTACTTCTGCTTCGTAAAGCTCAGGTAGATATTGTTGTGCAAACGTATCCGTGTCGCCAGCTCCACCACCGTTAAAAGAAAGGTAATTTGACGGTAAAGTCATTTTCTTTTGGTGAGGAATTAAACTTGGAGGAAACGCATTGTTTAATGATGAATCAAACGCCATTTTTCTAAATTTTAATTGTTTTTATTTTTTATTTTTAATTTTAACTTAGAACTATCAACACCGCTTATTGCTTTTACTTTTAATCCATTAATATAAACATCACCAGTAGACGTAGCTCTTGGTTCATTTGTTATATTTTTAGATTTAGCCATCACATCTTTAACAGCATCGGCTTTGCCTTGCTCATAAAAATGATTAGCGATAGTATCAGCATTTTGTGCCGCGAAAATAGCTTTATGGTAACCTTTATAGTCTTTTACTTCACCTTTATTATCTAAGAACTTCCCGATTAGGTTGGTAAGATCAGATTGATTACTTGCAACACTTTCTTTATCACTAACGCCGTATCTAAACTTCTTTTCTCCAACATTGAAGTCAAAACCTTTGAATTCTTGGTTAAAAAAGTTTTTAGTGTTAGATTTAAATGTATCGTGTTGTTGTTTTTGTATTTTCTGTTCTTCGTTGTATCTATTGAAAAAGTCAGTAGCTTTTTGTTGGTCTTGAGTTACGCCGGGTCTCAACTTGATTTCGTCGTAGTATTTACTCTTAGTGTCCTCTAAAAATTTACGGGCTTCAGCAATTTCTTCTTTGAAAGCGAGTTTTTTCTTTCTTATATCTCGCTCTTCATCCATATCTTCATCAAATGAAAAATTATCTTCTAATAAAAAGCTAATTTCTTCATGATCTAAATGTGGTTTAGTCTGTTTGTAGTATTCTCTAATTAAAGCATTATCATCAACTGTAGAGTAATCAGCGTTTAATCTAACATAGTCTTCTACAGTTCCACCTGTATCTTCCATGAAAGAAACTAATTTTTCGATGTTTTCTGGTAGTTCTTTTCCAACAACCTTTTCATCTCTTATAGCCTCTTTTAACTCTTGCTCTACTTCTTTTGTTTCTTCTTTTATTTCTTCTTCTGTAATTTCCTGTATAGGTGTTACATTTTCTTCTTGCTCTTTTTCAACTTCTTTTTCTTCGGCATTGTTAACAACCCTCTCAAGCTCAACATCCCCTTTTTGTTCTTTGTTGACAACAAGTTTGATTGGTTCTTCCTCTTTGATAACATCTTCTTTCTTTTTAGATAAATCTACTTTAATTGTTTCTTGTTTCTTAGTAAGTTTTTTAGGCTTTGTAGCTTTTTTCTTTACTTTAAACTCACCTTGTTCTAGAACGCCGTCGGCGCCTTCTTTTACTTCTTCTGACATAATATAATATAATAGTTAATAAAAAATTACTTAGGGCCAAACTGCTCTAAGCCAAATCCACCCATAGTGTCATTACCAGCGGATTCAAAGTTCTTCGGTAATAAATCATTTTTTCTTTGATCTATTAACTCAGATTGTTGCGTTGCTTGTATTTTAGTTCGTTCGTCTTTACGATCTTCTTTAAAAGTTTCTTCTTGTTTTTTAGCTTGTCCTTGAGCTTGAGCTAGCTGCATGTTGTATTGAAACTCTTGCTGCATTAACTGCTGCTTTATTTGAGCTTCCATTTCCATTTTCTTTATATCAAGTTGAGACTTAGCATTTTCTAATTGAACTTTTTGCTCTGTTAAAACTTGTTGTTTTTGAGTTTCAGCTAAAGCTGTTTGTTCTGCTAACTGAGCATTAGATTGTGCTTGTGCCTGCATATTAGCTTGTTGTATTTGCTGGTCTTTCTCTTGTTTCTTTCTTCTTCTTTGCTTTACCATTTGGTTAGCAAGCTTTAAATTAGCAACTTCTCTAATGTCAATTGCGTCTTCAAGATCTATTTGTCCAGACTGTAAAGCTACTTGTATGTTTTGCTCTAACTGTGCTTTTTGTTCTTCGTCTGGTTCTAGCTCTAAAAATACACCAAAATCATGTATACTTAAATCTATAAGTTCGTCTAGTGTTCCTACATTATATTTAGATATACTTTGCTCTAAAGACATTCTTGTTAAAGGAAACATTAAAGCATCAGCTACTCTTAGTGATATGTTTTCACAAGTTCTAAGAGTTAAGTATAAACTAGCTTGTAATATATGTCTAGTTGCTACGTTTGAATTAGCAGCAGCTAGTTTTTGTAAACCAACTAATGATTGCTTATCTGGTAATGTACCATCTCTAGCTTCATTAAGTCCCGTCACATCTCTAATCATTTTAAGATAATATTCATAAGTCTGTATCAATGATTGTATCTTACCCATACCATTTGATGAAGAAAGTTCTTGTATTGGAACTTTACCTGGGTTCATGCCACCATCTTGAGTCATTGATCTACCAACTAAAGATCCAGTTTGAAAATACATATTTAAAGCTTCAGCTGGATTGTAATTAGTGCCATTGCCTAAATCTACTTCTGCTAAGCCATCTATATCCATATAAACACCATCAGGTACTATTCTAGACATTACCTGTTGCAGTTTTAAATGTGTTAGCTGTATCATATCAGCAAAACCAGTTATTCTGCTTACAATTGATTCTATTCTTCCTTTATACATTCTAGGAGCTACTATGTTGTAGTTCATATTAACTTTGGTAGTATCAGCATTAGGCCTAGTCATATTCTCTGCCATTTTCCACTCAAGCATTTTTTCATGCCCTAGTATTTTAGCTCCTGAATATAATACTTCAATAGCTCTAAAAGCTTTTTTAAAACTTTCATTTTCAGGCGGGTTAAATGTATCTGTTTTTTCTATAGCTTTTTCTAAGCCAGTTGCACCTTTTTTAATTTTAAATACTTGATTTGTATAAGTCTTATATTCAAAATATAATACTTGTACTGTGTCATCATCATAACGACCACTCCAGTTTCTAGTGTAGTTTTGATTACCTGGATACTTTTGTATTTCTTCTAGTTCGGGTGAGGTTAAATACGGAAATTGTTTTTTAAGTTCTGGTAAGCTAATACTTTTAACTTCGCCTACATAATATAAATCATTAAAATTAGGGTCATCTGTGTATGAATAAACCAAATTTGATGGATCTACATAGTCAACAGTAACGCCTTCTGATCTATTAAAACAAGTTTTAACACAAGATATACCTAAAACAGTTAAATCATAATTTAATCTTCTTCTAGTTAAATCGTATTTATTTTTAGTAAGTACCGTGTTTATAACTTCTTCTTCAGCAACTTCAATTGACTGCTTGTAATTCATTTGCATATGAAGCTCTAGCTCTTCTTCATTTATAGGGGCATTTTCTTGATCTTTATTAAAGAAAAGATCCATACCTGTAACTTGCTTTACTTTATCTAAGTATTGTTTAGCATTTATATCCACTAGTATATTCTCTGCATACTTAGTTCTTTTCTTTATTGAAGTAGGGTCTTGAGCAATAGCTTTTATATCATAAGATCTTTGAGACATACCATTTACAACAATATCTACAAACTTAGGAATTACTGGTACGGGCTTCCAGTCTAAGTTTAAATAAGATAAGTCACCATTAATAGATAATTCGTCTTTATATTTTTGAATAGATTGTTCTCCTCTAGCATATAATCTTAGCTTGTGGAAATTATTATAGTTCGTATTAAATCTATCTTGCCAACCCCTGTCGTTTCTAAACCACTCAGATTCAATGGCTCTACCAACTTGTAAACCATAATCATAAGAAGCTTTTTCTACATCCGGTACGACCTGATCTGGAAAAGAACTATTGTAATTAGTTTTTATCATCTATTTTATTTTTGAATTATAACCCGTGTTATCATATCTTTTAATACCTAAAGCTACAGATTT